ACAAGCTCCTGCACATCATCGATCTGAAATACGGGCAAGGAGTGCTGGTGAATGCCGAGGAAAATCCGCAGATGATGCTGTATGCGCTCGGCGCACTCCGTATCTTCGATTGTCTCTACGACATTGAGACAGTTTCTATGACCATCTACCAGCCGCGCCGAGAGAATGTCAGCACCTGGGTCATTTCCGTTGCCGAGCTTCGGGATTGGGCGGAAAAGACACTGAAACCCAAGGCCGAGCTTGCCTTCAAAGGCGAAGGTGAATACTGCCCCGGAAGCTGGTGCCAATTCTGCAAGGCGGCGGTCAAGTGCCGAGCCAGAGCCGATGCCAAGCTCCAACTTGCCAAATATGAGTTTGCCCAGCCGCCTCTGCTTTCCGATGCGGAGATCGGCGACATTCTCGGCAAGCTGGATGACCTCACTAAATGGGCAAATGAACTCATGGCCTACGCCCAGGAAGCAGCGGTCAACCACGGAAAACAGTGGCCCGGCTACAAGCTGGTGGAGAGCCGCACCAATCGCAAGTACACCGACGAGGATGCCGTTGTCGCTGCTGCCCGTGCGGCCGGGTATACCGACATCTTCAAGAAGTCCCTCATTCCCATCACCGAGATGGAGAAGCTCATGGGCAAAAAGACCTTTTCCGAGGTGCTCGGCGGTCTGGTCGTCAAGCCCAAAGGAAAGCCGACGCTCGTTCCCGCATCCGACCGGCGTCCGGCTATCACGACCACGGGTGCAAAACAAGACTTTACCGACTATAAAGGAGAACTGTAATTATGGCTAACAAGATGAATTCGACCAAAGTTGTGACCGGCGTTGTCCGCCTGTCCTACGCAAACGTGTGGGAGCCTGCCTCCATCAACGGCAGCAACCCCAAGTATTCCGTATCCCTCATTATTCCGAAATCCGATAAGCAGACCCTCGACGCCATCAACGCCGCCGTGGACGCTGCCATCAAGGAGGGCGTCGCCAAGTTCGGCGGGAAGATTCCCAATAAGGCGGCTCTGAAGCTCCCGCTCCGTGACGGCGATACCGAGCGTGACGATGAAGCCTACAAGAACAGCTTCTTCGTAAACGCCAACAGCACTACCGCCCCTCAGATCGTGGACCGCAGCGTTCAGCCGATTCTCGACCGTTCCGAGGTTTATTCCGGCTGCTACGCCAGAGTGTCCGTAAATTTCTACGCCTTCAATTCCAACGGCAACCGCGGCATTGCCTGTGGTCTGGGCAACATTCAGAAGGTTCGTGACGGTGAGCCTCTCGGCGGCAAGTCCTCTGCGGCTGACGATTTTGCCACCGACCTGGACGACGACTTCCTGTCCTGAGAAAGGAATGGTGACCAGCTATGACAGAGATTCAGAGAATGATGCTCGCCGTCTGCTTTGGCGGCATGGTCGGTCTCATCCTTGCAGACATCGGCATTCTCATCCGGGAGCTTGTGCTCCATATCCGGGATAAGCGCCGCAAGCGTAAGGAAGAAAAAGCAGCCCAGCAGAAGAGCAAGTAAGCAAGGGTGGGCGGCAGAGTTCACAGCTTTGCCGCCCTTTCCCCGCAACAGGAGGAACCATGAAAAATTTAAGTATCGATATTGAGACATTCTCCTCCGAGAATCTCACCAAGTGCGGCGTGTATCGCTATGCCGAAGCCTCGGACTTTGCGGTGCTGCTCTTCGGCTACTCCGCAGACGGTGCGCCGGTGAAGGTCGTGGATCTGGCTGCCGGAGAAACGCTTCCTGCCGATGTCCACTCTGCGCTGACTGACCCTGCCGTGACCAAATGGGCATTCAATGCACAATTCGAGCGTGTGTGTCTGTCCCGCTATCTCGGATACCCGACCGGGCAATATCTCGACCCGTCCTCCTGGCACTGCACGATGGTCTGGGCAGCGACGCTGGGGCTGCCGCTTTCGCTGGAAGGCGTCGGTGCTGTGCTGGGTCTCGAAAAGCAGAAACTCAAAGAAGGCAAAGACCTCATTCGGTATTTCTGCACCCCGGCAAAAGCAAGAGACGGCTCGCTTATTCGACATTATCCGACAGATGCGCCGGAGAAATGGTCGCTGTTCAAAGCCTACAACCTTCGAGATGTGGAAACGGAAATGTCCATTCAGCAGAAGCTCTCCAAGTTTCCGGTCACCGAGTCCGAGTGGCGCAACTACACCCTCGACCAGCAGATCAACGACCGGGGCATCATGCTCGACCGAACCCTCGTCACCCAGGCAATCCGCTGCGATGAACGCTTCAAGCGGACGCACATGGAGCAGGCCCGCTCCGTGACCGGCTTGGATAACCCCAACAGTCCGGTGCAGCTCAAGGCGTGGCTTACCGAAAAAGGTGTGGAGGCGGATTCGCTCTCCAAAGCCGCCGTGGCAGATATGCTCGAAAAGGCGGACGGCGAGGTGGAGCTCGCCCTCTCACTGCGACAGGAGCTTGCAAAGAGTAGCGTCAAGAAATACACCGCCATGCAGACGGTGGTCGGCTCGGATGACCGTGCCAGAGGACTGATTCAGTTTTACGGGGCCAACCGCACCGGACGCTATGCCGGTCGGCTCGTCCAGGTGCAGAACCTGCCGCAGAACCATCTGCCTGATCTGGACACCGCACGGGCACTGGTCCGCAGCGGCAATACGGATGCCGTGGAAATGCTCTATGACTCCGTGCCGTTGGTACTGTCCGAGCTTATCCGCACCGCTTTTGTGCCGAAACCCGGCTGCCGCTTTTATGTGGCAGACTTCTCAGCTATTGAGGCGAGGGTTATCGCGTGGATCGCCGGGGAGCATTGGCGGCAGGAGGTTTTTGCAAAGGGCGGCGACATTTACTGCGCTTCCGCCTCACAGATGTTCCATGTTCCTGTGGAAAAGCACGGCGTGAACGGTCATCTGCGGCAGAAAGGCAAAATCGCCGAATTGGCCTTGGGCTACGGCGGCTCCGTGGGTGCGCTGAAGGCAATGGGCGCACTGAATTACGGCTTGCAGGAAGAAGAACTGAAACCGCTGGTGGATGCGTGGCGTCTGTCCAATCCCCACATCACAAAATTCTGGTGGGATGTGGACAAAGCGGCTTCTACCTGTGTCAGGGAACGGACTGCCACGGAAACACACGGCATCCGCTTCTACTATCAGAGCGGCATGATGTTCGTGGTGCTGCCCTCCGGCAGACGGCTCGTGTATGTGAAACCGAAGATGGGTCTGAACCGCTTCGGCAACGAGTCTGTGACCTATGAAGGTGTCGGCGAACAGAAAAAGTGGCTGCGGCTGGAAAGCTACGGACCCAAGTTCGTGGAGAATATCGTCCAGGCGACTGCGCGGGACATTCTTGCGGAAGCCATGCTCCGACTGAATGCTGCCGGATACCGCATCGTTATGCACGTCCACGATGAGGTGGTCATCGAAGCGCCGCCGGATACCTCTTTGGAGGAAATCTGCTCCGTCATGGGGCAAACGCCCGCTTGGGCATCGGGACTGCTGCTCCGGGCAGACGGCTATGTCTGCGATTTTTATAAGAAAGACTGAGGTGACCCAAATGGGAGTCAATAAATTCAATTGCGAGGGGTACTACGACCCCACCGCCTACGAGGCGCTGACCAAAATCGAGCAGGAAGCCAAGGCACTCCGGGCTTTCCGGCCTGTGGTGTATATCTGCTCTCCGCTTGCCGGAGATATGGTGAAAAACCAGGAAAACGCCCGTACTTACTGCCGCTTTGCCGTGGATGCCGGGTGCGTCCCCATTGCACCGCACATCTATTTTACCCAATTCATGAATGACAACGACCGCAAGGAGCGTGATCTGGCTCTGTTCATGGACATCGTCCTGCTCTCCAAGTGCGCCGAGCTGTGGGTGTTCGGAGAGAAAATCACCAGCGGCATGAGCATCGAGATTGAGAAAGCAAAACGAAAAGGTCAGCTTATTCGCTACTTTACCGAAAGCTGTGAGGAGGTACGCAGATGAAGATCGCAGTCGGCAACAGCCGCATGGACAAGAAGTGGAAGAACCAGGACATCTCCTGGGCGGATCTCTGCGCCCGCTGCGGTAGCACCATCCGCACCACCGAAACGGTCGAGGAATACCGCAAGC